CCATCTACTCCCAGTGCCACTTATCTCTCCTTATTTCTTCTTCTTTGCTACTGCTGCGTTATCTACCAAGTTTGGATATGGACGACCAGCCGCTTTAGCACGCTTCTTTGCTGCGCTCTTCTGTGCTGGTGTCAGTTTCTTCGATGTCTTCTTAGGATTCTTTGTATCCCAAAATGCTTTCTTCTTCACCACTTCACCTTATCTGCCCAATATGCTGCGCTCATCTTGCCTTTGGCAATGTTCTTTGCGTGACGGGCCTTGAAGGATGCTTGACGCTTTGTAGGTTGCCTATCGCCTGTTACGCCTTGTTGTCCGAATCGGATTGTCTTGACTTGACTTCCTTCTTTGGCAACGACGACGTGACTCTTAGTTGGGTGAGAAGGCGTACGCTTGGGTTTGTTGAAGCCCGCAACGCCAGCTCTTGCAAGACGCGGATCACGCTTTCTTTTGCTTTCCATACTCACCGTACTTCCCTAGAACTGCACGAATCGTGCCATTCTTGTTGAGTCTGACTACCATCCCGTCTCTGATAATGACAGAGTTGAACTTCTCACGTCGGCGGAATTGACCCGACGACATTACTTCTTCTTTTTCTTCTTTGCCATTCCTGCTTCGCTCATAGCGATAGCGATGGCTTGCTTACGGGACTTGACTACTGGTCCCTTCTTGCCTGAGTGAAGGGTTCCACCCTTGAACTCACGCATTACTTTGGCGACCTTTTTAGCACCTTTTGCTTTTTTCATTTGTCTAGGTACCGTCCTGGATTTTTGTTCTTGGACTTGAGTGGCTTCTTCTTCATAATGGCTGCATCAAGCGGGTTCATTTTCTTCTTGGCAGCAATCTTCTTAGCGGTTGCTTTCTTGCCGTATTCCTTGACCATTTCCTTTTTGGATTCGGTCTTCTCGTGTTTCTTTCCATAGTGCATCGGCATTATTTTTGCCCCTTTGGGTATGCGCCATTAGCGCCCTTTTGCAATTCTTCGTATGTCATAAATGGACGGTTGTTCTGGTCTGCTGGATATTCCTTGTACCAACCAGGATGATCTGCAGGGTTGTACTTATTGTTCTGTAGGTTTGGGTCTTTTGCTGTAGGCATTTCTTACTCCTTGAAGGTAAGTGTATTTCCATCGAATGCTTTACCAGATTCGTTGGATAATCTGAGTGCTGCGTCTATATCTTTTTGCTTGGTAGATATTGGCTCTACGCCCTGCTTTACAGCAGAGTAGTAGGATTCCAATTCTTTGTTGTCTTTCTTTTCTCTGTCTTTATCCCAGCCTTGCCGAGTAGGGAAGCACCCTGCAAATGCAAAGTTTGCTGCTTGCAGACAGTCAGAGTATGAGTCGTGGTCTTGGGTCTTACACCCAGAGCGACAGTTAGGATTCTTTGTCATAATTATGCAATTGGTTCTAGGTAGTCAGAATAGCCTGCATCAATAAGAATCTGGGCTTCTGCTTGAGTAAGAACATATTCGTGTCCACCAAGATAGTAGGCATCTGCGTTAGCCAAGTCATCTTGGTATGGAGTCTGAACTTCAGTCACAGTGGTTCCATTGACAATCAATGTGTAAGCACGAGGGATGTCAGTAATGAATGGATTGATAGGACCACTTATTGTTCCGCCAGTAATTCTTCTGGCAGCAAGACGTGAGTACTTATCAAAAGTTCCATACTGAGCGCCCCAAGTTTCCCAACGCCAAGGAGTTGTGAGTCTGTAGTCCATTACTTCCTTTCATAGCGAACTTACCGTTAGGCAGAGTTTCAAGGCTCTGCCCAACAGTCAATCAACTATACGATTGAAGATGCAGTTTCGATGCGGTATAGAGCCGCTTCACGAAGACGTGCGAAGCCACCGAAGTAGTACCAGCCGATGGTGCGGAAACGACGTAGTGCGTCGATTTCTGGACCAATAACGGTTGAGATATCTGCTGCTTGTGCTTCAGCAAGTGCTTCACGACCAGCAACGACTGCCTTGTAGAGAGTCACTGCAGGTGATGCACCGTTAGATGCGGAGAGAACACGTGGTGTCTCTACGATGTACGCACCTTCGATTACGCCGACGGAGCCAGCGACGAATGGTGTACGGTCAACGTACTTGGTGAGTTCCTGGAATCCACCAGTTCCCGCTTCAGCGCGGAGATCCGCAGACTGACGTGGGTGGACGTATGCAGCATAGAGTTCGCCGATACGTGGAACTGCCTTGTTGGTGCGGAGCTGAGTTACAGCTTCGCGGATGTCTGCAACTGCCATTGTTCCAGAAGCGGTAACTCCTGAAGCGCCTGTTGCTGTACCACCGTAGATTACGTTGGTTCCACCAGTGAGAACGTTTGCTACAACTACGTCGATAGAATCGGCAGCGTTGTAAGCGATAACGTCTGCAAGAGCAGCGTCAACGTCGTTGAACGATGTGAGGTTCAACTTCTTGGTGGTTGTAACTGCGTTTCCGTACTCATTGAGAGTTACGGATACAGTTGATGGGTTGCCGAATGCAACTGAGGAAACGTCTGAGGATTCTGTCAAAGTACCAGTCGCTGTTGCGAGGTCTGAGTAGATGGAGAATACAACTGACGATCCTGGCATAGCCTGTTGCACTGGCTTTACGTCAGCGAGCGCACGCATTACTGGAATGCTGCGGAGCGCCATACGTACATACTGGTCATATGCTGTTTTGACGAGCGCCGAAATATCGGAGGTCGTAGTCAGCGTACCTGTAGGTAATGCCACTTTAGTGCCTTTCGTTTAGGATCGGATTAGAGTCCAGACTGCCTAATAACTTCATCCAGTTCTTCCTTGCTATTGGCTGACATCAAACGACGCATAATGTCTGCTTGAAGTTCAGGAGTATTTCCTGACTCAACAGCATTAGTCATACGTTGATAAGCCTTTGCTTGGGCTGGGTCAACATTAGGTGTTGCCTGGGTTTCGGCCTGTTGAATTCCGAACAAGTCAGAATAATCTTCAAGCCATTTAGATACAGACTCTTCAGTTGGGTCTATATCCTGTGGGATAAATGAAGCGATCTTCGTATTTACCCCGCGACTAGCGAGGGCATCTTTGATTGCTCGTTCTCTGTTTGATTTAGCAAGTGATTCGTACTGCGCCTTTAGTTCAGCGAGTTCTTTATCTTTTGCCTTTGTTGCTTTACGCAACTGTTTGACGAGATCGCCACCATCATTGGTGTCAAAGTCATCGTCTTCGTAGTCGTAGTTGGACATAGGTCCTTCTCCCTTTGTTAGTTGGTTTCGCAGGCCTCATATAGAATCGGGGGCTTTCTATATGGCTCCTACTGCTGGTCTTGATATCTCTCTAACAGGCCAGTCGTTCTGTTAGCAGGCTTAGAATTGCCCTGCGCGTTCGCGGGCTAGTGCGCCTTGTGCAGCACCTGATGTGCCACTAAATTGCGCTTCTTCAAGTTGTTTCAGTTTGCCACGCATACGCGTAGCCTCTACTGAACCTGTCGTTCCAAAAAATTCTGCTTCTGCGGTTGCTTGACCGTACGGACCCATTCCTTGCTTGGAATAGATATCGCCAAGTTGTGATGCTCTTGGTAGAACTGTTGCAACATTTTGGAATCCCTCACGCGCTTGCTGTGCAGTAACTCCAAATGCTCCAAGTTCTTCCGCTCTTGCACGTGTAGTTCCAAGTCCTGCAATAGCAGCACCTGCACCAATTTCAGCAGCAGTCACCTTACGCTTGATATCTAATATAGCCTTCTCTGGATCAAGAGTATAGGCAAGGATGTCACCATTTGTAATATCAGGATAGAACTGCTTCAAAGATTCTTTGATTTGTGGAGCAGCATTGATAACTCTGTTATATGCAACATTGAGACGATCTGCTAATTCATCGTCACGGACATCGGCTGCAAGAAGTTTCTCAAAACCTTCCTGACGACCCAAGTCTCCACGTTGGTAGTATGATTCTGGAAGACCATATTGACGCATAACATTTTGGTATCTATCTTCCATATCAACATAATCTGCTTCAGATAATGCAGCAAGTCCTTTGGCTATCCGCTGTGCGTTAGCAGCAAAGCGCTTCTTGTAGGCATCTGTCTCACGTAGACGCAAGGTAAATTCTGCATCTGAGATACCATCTTGGATAAACTTTTGCAGTGGTTGAACTAATGAACCTAGTCCCATACGACTGAATTCGTCATAAAGAAGACTATATGCTGATTCTGATGCCTTGCGCTTCTGCGCCAAGGCATCTGTTTGAATCTTTCCGTAGAACTCAGCAAGGATATTATTGACCTCTTCTGCAGTCATACCCTTATCGATTTCGTCTATAGGTACAAATTCTCCAGCCTGAATTTTTACTTGCTCTCCAGCAAGTTGTGCCAGACGTGCTCCTTCTCCTGCCTCCGCTGCTGCAGCAGCGATTGCAGCCTGCGCTTCAGCATCAGCCTGTTCTGCAGCGGCAGCAAAAGCCTCAGCATCACCCATTCCTTCTTGAAGGTCAGCAAAGCCTCGTTCTACAGCACTGATGCTTTCCATAGTTCTTGCAGCATCTGCAGCCATCTTGATTGAAAGTTCATCGCGTAATTTTTTTCTTGCAGCACTACTTGCAGTTACTGCTGGCTTTGGAGGGGTAGCAGTTTTCTTCGGTGCAGTAGGAGCCTTAGGCGTAATCTTTTTTGGAGCAGCTGCTTGAGCAGCAGCGGCTTGAGCACGAGCCTCGTCTGGACTTTTTGCTACTGTAGTTTTTTTCTTTTCAGCCATTATTACCCCTGGAATCCGAAGTCACGAAGTACCCGTAGCGCTGCGCTAGAGACTTCTTCTTTGGCCTGATCTGTGTATTGCCAACGAGCATCTCTACGTAGTTGTTTCTCAAAGTCAAAGATAGTCATAGTCTTATCTGCGGTGATAGCACCACGTAAAGTAGGGTCATTGAGTGTAATGGAATTCTCAGGCAATTCTAAGATAGTTGCCATACTTCTCTTGTATGGTGCGTAGACAGACTCAAGATCAAGTCCTGAATCTACAAGGGCAGCAGCGTTATCTGGTAGTCCAATGGCTGCAGTTTTGCGAATAAGGTTCTTGAAAGTATCAACATCTTCACCATTCTCAACGCGCTTTACCCATCCTGCTACAACATCTGCGCCGAAGTTCTTCTGAAGATTCAAGCCATTTGCCATAGCAGTCTTGGCTAAGTCTTGAGTAGTAAGAGTGCGCTTTGCTGCTTTGGTATTGCTGTACTCTGGGAGTTTACGAATCTTGTCTGAAAGGAATTGATCTCTGTCAATACCGCCTGTGTATTCAGTGACAGTAACGCCACCGATTTTCTTTTGGGTAGCCTTGGTAATTGAAGAGGTTTTCTTTTCTTCAGCAATAAGATCTTTTGTGTATTTATCTCGCTCTTCTGGGGTTGGTAGGCGACCTAATTCAGACTTGAATATAGCCTCAACCTTGGCAGCAGCCTCAAGTGGAGTTGAGATACTAACTGTTCCAGATGGAGCAGCAGGACCCTTTGCGCCTTTTCCAGCAGCAGTTTCATTGATTTTATCTTGGAGGAATTGAGTCCAAGAAACTTCTTCTCCCCACGCTAGTGAGCGTGCTTGGTTTGCCCCAAGAGCACCTTGATATGCAGCAACAAGTGCATCATTGTAAATACCAGTTATTGGTCCTGTATAAAAGCCTGATGACTTGAGAAGCTCTGCTAAGTCTTGACGTTCCTTTGCAGACATAGCACGGACAATTTTGGCTGCATTGTTTACTTCGGAGATATAGTCACGTGCTGCGGCAGTTGTATCTGGCTCACCAGGAGTCTTGTCTTTTACTTCTACCTTGGGTTTAGGTGCATACTTGCCAGTCCCATTGATTCTATCTTTGAGATCTGCTGCACGAGCCTGAAGGATTGGACTGTTAGGTTGGCTCTGCATAAGAGCCATAACATCTTCAAGTTCCTGTTTAGCCTGAGATACTTCTTTGCTCTGGGCAGTAGAACGAATTTTCTTTTCATTAGCCTGAAAATAAGAAGTGCGTGAAGCCTCTACGCTCGAAGCATTACTACGTGCTGAGTCATAAGCAGCCTGTGCTGCAGCAATACGCTTGTCAATAGCCTCACGCTGGGTAGCATCAATACGCCCACCAGCGGCAGCAAGTGCAGCCTTTTGTTTATTCAACTCTGCGGAAGCAGCAGTTAGTTTCTTGCGAGCAGCCTTGACTGCGGAGTCATTATCCAAGAAACTCTTGAGAGTTACCTCTGCCATCTCTGCCTATCTCCTAGTCGTCCAGTAATCTTCCGAAGAGCACGTCATATGCTGCTTGGGTATTCTCGTTATACTTTGCTAATTCTTTGATTGATGTAAGAGTTCCACTCTTGATAGAGTCCATCAACTCTCTGTTAGTCCCAGTAAGCGAGAATATCTCTTTCTGAGTCTTGTAGTCTGAGTAAGCCTTGACCATCTGACGTAGAACATCTTGAGTGTCTTTACGGACATTCTTGTATTGCGGATCACCCAAGAACTTCTCTAGGTCATCTAGAGCTTGGAGAGTCTTGATTCTCTTCTCAGCACCTTGGTTTAGTTCTTCTGCAACCAATGGACGACCTGCAAAGAAACGGGTCTTCCAATCGTTGAACTGCTGACGAGCCAACGAGCGAGCATAGTCAGATGCTGCAAACTTCAAAGAGTTCTCATATTCATCGCGCTTTTGATAGTAAGTCTGTAGGTCAGATGATGTCTGAACCTCACGTAGATAATCTTCTACTCGCTTGCTTGTGCGAAGACCCATTGTTTCCATCGTGCGGTAAGCATCGAATGAAAATGCTCCCTTATGTGGGATAAGGAATGCAGCAGCCTCTGGATACTTCTTGAACATTGCTTCGTTCTCAGTAACAAACTTACCTGATTCCTCAGCATATCCAAAGAATGCTACGGTCTTACGCTCTGATTCAGTAACTGTATAAGGCACAGCGTTAGGGAACAGTTCAACCCAGCGCTTCATTGCTGCGTCATAATCTCCATCATACTGCTCGCGTAAAGCGTTGAAAGACGACTTGAAGTTTGCCTGACCAGCATCTCTAATCCACTCTTGCATATCAGACTTCAACTGCACTGAAGGTGATGCAGGTGCAAAGAAACCGAATACGAAGCGAGTTGCTAGAACTGAAAGCGTAGTGTTGCGTACCTTCTCACGATAAGCCTCTAGTTCACCAGCCGAAGGTGGAATAAGGTTACCTTCTGCGTCATAACGCTTAGGAATGCCGTGACCTGCTGCCTCAAGATAAGTAACAGCCTTACGATATGCAGAGGCATACTGACCACTACGCTCATCTTGGCTCATAGCGCTCAGCGCACGATTGACGTGTGCTGGCATTAGGCGTGAAACAAGTCCTTGATCTACTGAATACTCACCAAGTGTATATCGAGCAATCGTGTCGCCCATACCTGGTTCAAATATATTAGTTAGGTTCTGCAGCGTTGTCATTGGGATTGCTGCCGCAGGACCAGAGAATGTAGGTAGCCACGATTCCGTATTCAAAGATGGTGACAACATCTTTACAGATGCACCAAATTGAACAGGGAATGGGACCTTGAAATCTTGTTTGATACCTAAAGCGGTGAGTACGCCTTGCATTGCACGATACCCTGGAGCAAAGTGTGGGTAAACGAAATACTTTTCACCGCGATCATCTTCTTGAATCCAGCCAGAGTGTGCTACACCATCAAATGTAAGTGCTAACTTTTGGATAGCCTCTGGATTGTAGCGAACAATACGAGCAAGACGGCGGTAAAAATCTTCTTGAGCACGGTAGAAACGAGCAAAGTTACGTGCTGTAAACGATGCTTGGCTACGGATAAGAGGATTATCTACGTATGGAAGTATCTGAGATACTGCACGTTCCTCTACTAACTTAGCGTACTCACGTTTTGCATTGACCAAAGCTGCGGCTTTGGACTCAGCATCATCGATGCCTTTAGTAAAGTTATCGTAGAAAGCCTGCTCAAAGCCAGATGCCTTCATCTGCTTACGAATTCTTGTTACTTCATATAGTGCCATAGGCTGGCGTGACAGACGAGCAGTTGATAGACCTAACCATACCCAACCCTTTTGCATCAAAGGTGAGGTGTAGTTGTTGACATCTGCAACTGGTACAAGCTCTGGACCAACAACAGCCGCTGGAATAGCATCCATATTATCTACATCTGGTAGGTCATCTAATGTCAATTTACCAGAGATGACATAACGGTTGAGTTCAGGATCAAAGGTACGAATCTTATCTAATAGTTCAGTATTGACTTTTCCTGTACCGCGACCAACAACGATTGCTCTAGCACGGTTTAGCACAATCTGAGCGTATTCATCTATGGTTAGATTTTTGCCTGATGATAGACGTGCGTCGTCTAGAACCTTCTTGTTCTTAGGGTCAGATAGCCAAACCTTCATAGCATTGACTGCTTCTACTGGATTATCAGCGTTAGCAAGGGCTATAGAACCTAGTTCATCATTTCCATAGAAGGAGATACGCAAAGCCCAAGCAATCATCGATGCTTCATTGTTTGGCGTTAGACCAATTTCGGCAAAGCCGCGAGCACCTGCTGCTTGAGCATATTGAGTCTTTAGTCCACCAAGGTCTAGGCGAAGTTCTGCCTGCTTTACTCCAAGAGTCTTTGCTAGGTCAAATGCTGAATCAACGTAGTTTGCGCCTGCAGCGAAGTTGAATCCACCTTCAGAAATGATAGACAGTAGGTTGTCTATATCTCCGTAAAGAACCTGCTCTGTTAGCAGTTCCAATCCTTCGCTATCAAGTTTAGATAGACCAGCAGCTTTAGCAAATCGCTGAACACGGCCCTTTGTCAAAGCCTCAGCCATAATCTTGCGTACTTCTTGCTCTACGCCACCAGCAATCTCGCCACGTAAGCGACGGATTCCAGCCTCTGCTGACTTGACTTTCTTTGCATCTTTGCTGGTCTTTACGATGTTATCGTATTCTGCAATCTTTGCTTTCTTTGCAGATAAAACCTTGTCAACATCTTTGATACGTGTAGCGTATTGTTCTGATTCACCCTTATTGACAAATCGCATAATAAGACCCAGAGGTTCTGCTGCAAACTTCTCACCAGCAGTAAGTCCTGGAGTCAAACGGATAGCAGTATTGAGTCGAGTTGCTAGATAACGGTTCTTTGCAATACCCCAAGGGCTTCCACCGATAGCAATGTTGACCATCAAATCTTCAATAGAGTTACGTAATGCGTAACGATACCCAGCAAGAGTCAAGAATGACCAGGCATTGGTAGCACTTTCCATATATCTGCTGTTGGAAACACCAATGATGCGCTGGATAAGACTTGTTCTAGCAGACATACGGTCAATATCTACTAGGCTTGGCGCTGAAACAAGGTCATTCATTTCGCTAGGTAGTAAACCGAAGTCAATATAGTCATCAGTTCCAGCAATGCTGTACTTTACTTGACCTTTGCCAGTCAAACGACGGACAATCTTCTGTCCTTCTACGGTCATATTCATACCGCGAATATCAGCGATAGTTGCGTATAGTCCATAATAGAACTCTTTACGCTTTCCAGTCTCTTCAAGGCCTGCAAAAGTCTCAGAGATAAGACGTGCTTGGCGGGTAGGAACGACAATCGCTGCCAGTTGATAAATTTTATCTGGAGCATCTGCTGCAGTTACATCAAACTTGTCATCTTTGAATAATGGAATGCGAGTAAACTTGCGCTTAGCATTATCAATACGACGAGCAATATCATTGCTAGAAAAACGTAGACGATCTAAGCCCTTTACCTTTAGGCCCTTGGCTGCCTCAATCATCTTTTCAGGTGATTCAGTAATAGCCTTATAGATTCCATCCTGAGTCTCTGGTTGACCAAAGAAATCATCAACCAACTTAGGACCAATGTCATCTAAGTTGAATACTCGGTTAGCGCCAGTAAGAACTGCAACTCTTGCCCTACGAGCAGTATCTAAACGTGGCATTAGGATACGACGACGTGCAGTTCCTGCACTCATCATTGTAAATGCGTCATCGCTATTATAGAAGAAAGCCTTGGCAGAGTTGATATCCTCAATCTCAGCCTTATTGAATAGGTTGATAACTGCTGGACCAAACTCTGGAGCTATACGCTCTGCTTCACGGCGTGCTTTAGCAGCAGCAACCTTATCTCCACGCTTTGTAGCCTCACGTAAATCCTTGAGTTTTGTACCGTATGTATCCCAAAACGCAGTAGTCTCTGGCTTAGCAAAGTAATTTGCTGCGGTTTCCCCATTCTTGCGAGCAGATACAACGATTGCTTCGTAAGCGTACTTGTTTACATCGTACAAACGCTTTGCTTTACCCACAAGAAGTGTAGGATCTGCAAAGATACGGTAGGCAGCATCTACTGCGCCAGATGTAATCTTATAGAAAAAGCCATTCTTGTAGAAATCGCCAGGAATAAAAGTATCTAATACGTTGGCAACAGCACGACCTGGTGAATACTGAGCAGCATTGACTGCAGAAATAGCATCATCTAGTAAATCTCTGTCAGCCTGGAGTTTCTTTTCTTCAACTCCTGGCATATTCTTGAGACTGCGGTCAGAAATCTGTAGCCAGTACTTTTCTTCTGGTGTAGCAGTAGCCATAAGTTGTGCAACTTCTTGGCTGTTCTTAGCGCTACGAATCTTCTTGGCAATACCTACAAGATTCTTGCCATACTTTGACTCAGCATCTGATAGACGCTCTTCATTGAAAACCTTTTGACCGTCTTTTTCTGCACGATCCCACGCATCAGATAGGTCACGGCCTTCTTGTGCAGCAATGATACCTGTACGAGCAACACGAGTTGATAAGTCTGATAACGCCTGAGCAGCCTCAAATACCTTACCGCCAGTGTAATGCCAGGCCGTACCTAGCCAACCGCGATTAGGCTTTTCTTCTGGAGACTCTTGACCAAACTTATCCTTGAGATCTTGTTGTTCTTTAGGTGTAAGTTTGTTGTTATAGGCATCGCTGGCAACTGTGGCTGGGAGATTGAGAAGCGTCTTGTGTGTTTCTAGCGCTTTATTCAAGCGATCAATTTGCTTCTTTTGCTTATCGGATAACCCAGCAGCAGAGGCTGCTGCATTGAGGTCAGCCATCAATCACCTCTCGCTAATGCTTCCTGATACAGAATTGTGATTTCACCTGTATTATCAAAAGGAAGCAACTGTGCTAAAGCGTCTGAAGTCTTAGTTTGCTGAACTGCAAATTCTACTCTTGGTCGAGTAATAGATCCTTCTAAAGAATCTCCTGGACGTTGTGTTGGGGCAAACAAAGAAACAATCTCTTGTTGACTTGGTGCCATACCCTGCTCTGATAAAGATACTGGGTTTACATCTGGAGTCTTTGCAAGTGGACTGCCTGCTTTGATGGCAGCATTTTCTACGCCAGCACCATAGGAGTCTGATTGAAACTCTAATCCGTCTGTTCTTGTGGAGAACTTGCCTGGACCTGCTGGTCCTGCGAGTGGGCCTCTAGCCATTATTGTCCTCCATCTTCTCTAAATCTGATGTGAATTGTTCCCACACTCTGGAAACTTTTGTTTTTCTATTTGCGTTATACACTGCTAAATCTAAAATTTCTGATGCGAGCATCTCTATGGCTCGGATTATATTTACTGCAAAACCTGATAAAACTACTAAGAAATCGGCGAGAGTGATAGAACGCGGTACGTAATCTTGTTCATCGTCCACGTTCTATCCTCTCAAATAACACTAAGCCTTCTTGCCTTTGCGTCCTGCTGGAGCATAGCCAAACTGAACATCTGACTTTGCTGGCTTCTTGGTATCCATCTTGCCTTTTGTTGGCTGTTGCATTGGAGCAGCAGCGCGACCACCTTTTTTATTCATATTACACCTCCCTACCCTGCAATAGATGCGAGTAACGTAGCAATGTCTGGACGAGCGCCAGCAGCAGGGGCCGCACCCATTTGTTCTGGAGTTGGCTGCGAGGCAGGAACGGGGGCCATACCTGCTGCTGGAACTTGTTCGCCCATTGGCATTTCTGGTTGTGGCTCTGGCATAAATACCTTCTCCACAATAGACTCTAGTTGTAATCCCTTTTGACGACCCTTGATTACCTCGGCGATTCGAGAAACAATCTGAGAAGGATCCTGACCTTGTGCAGCAAGCGCTGGGATAGCCTGGGCATACTGAGCAACAGCAACGCGCAAAGAATCGCGCATCTCTTCAATGTCAACACGTTGTTCTTCTTGAGTAACATTCAACTCCATTGGAATTTCGCGGCGTACATAATCACGTGATACAAGTTTGTCAGAGCGCATCTGTAGCAAAGCAATGATTGCGTTGTTTGGATTCATACCCGACATAATTCCGTAGCGCACATCTACGCCGTATTCACCAGCGATAGCCTTGCTTGGAATGTACTTCATATTGAATGGAGTACCGTCGTCAACGCCCTTGATTTCTTTCTGGATGCTGCCGAAAATCTTTTCGTCTACTTCAAAGCAGAGCGATACAAGTTCCATAAATAGACGTGCAAACTGTGCTTGTGCTGCACGAACTTGTGTATCAAAGCCTGCTTGTAGCGCTTGAACTCCACGACCTGTAATGATGGAGGCATCAACGTTACCGCTACGTACTTCTGGGTAACGAGCGCCCAGACGAAGTTCACGTTCCAGAACACTGGATTCTGTAAATACTCCAGGAGGTAGTTCTAGCGGTACACGACGGATTGCCTGTGGATTAGCAGAGCGCATAATGGAATCAGGGCCAAGAGCGAGTTCTTGGACATCCTGCGGAATAGCAATCGGTGCTTGAATAGATTTCTCTGCTGCTTGAATCTGCAATACAGCAAAGCGAGCACGAGCAAGTTGCACCGCTAGAATATCATCGAACTGACCACGTGCTTCGCCATCAAGAGATGAACGAACTGCAACGCGAGCCATACACTTTCCAACAGGATTAGGGATGTTGGATAGAACGAGGTTATTGCGTTCTGGAATAAAGATTAGATCTTGGTCTTTGTCGTGGTAACGAACCAAGGTGACTGCTTGTGCGCCAGATGCCAATGGCATACGTGGCATAATCTGTGTAGCAAACTCTGGATATTGCGCTGCTAGGGATTCAGCATCGCTAATTGTAATCTGTGTAAGTGAGATACAACGACCAAATCTGTCAATCTCTGGATATACACCAAATGGGTTGAGTAGGCGAATACGTGGATTGTTGTTCTCGTAATCCATCTCTACCATTGCTGGAAGCATTCCGTAGGTGTTGAACCAGTCAGCTCCGTTGTACATTTGAATCTGTAGTTCAGAACCTGAGACGTAATAGTTAGCGATACGGGTTCTGGTATCTGCAGCCTTGCGTGCGTTGTCTGAAACCATATTGGTAGCAGCGCAGTTGAAGGATGGAAGAGGTGCCATCACTTCTGCTAGGTCACGGGCGGCTACATCGACGAAGTTAGCAACAAGAGGTTTTGGGTATTCTTCTGAGAACATAGCAGGATAGACCTTGCTAATGTCTCCTTGACGTACCGATAGCACGTCGCGCATACGCTGATCGCGTGGTGCGTACTTCGTTTGAAGTCGCGCTACCTTAGCGATTACCTCTTTGACTGTAAGCATTATCCCTACTTCTTCTTGAATTTTCTGACAACGTTTCCAGACTGTCCAAAACCTTGTCTCTTGAATTCACGCATACGTTCTTGAGACACCTTACTGCTGCCAGAAACAAGGTCTTCTTTTTTGCCAGTTCTTGGATTGTATTGAGTTGTTCTAATTTCTTCGTACGGTCTCTCTTTAGGTGTAGAACCTTTTGATGACTTTTTAGCATTTTTTACTAAACGATTTACGTCAACTTTTGCTTCTGGCTTTGGCTTCAAGCCTCCGCTTTTAGTTGGAACAACTTTTTTCATTGCAAGTTTTTGCGCTTCAGTTCTTTTGGCAGCAGGAGTAGCCATCGCTCTTTTAGCAGCAGCAACGGTTGCTTCAGCCCTTCTTGCTACTTTTCCTGTATCTACTGCTTTTTTAGCAGCACTGACTGCTTTCACTGCTTTACCTGGACCAACAACAGTTGCAACAATGGCAGCAGTCTTTGCAACACCTTTAGCAGTTCTCTTTACCTCTTTGGCTGTAATACGCATCGGGTTTTGCCCACCAGCACGAGACTTGCCATAAGCAGTCTGTGCTTTTGTTGGTTTTTGTTTTGCCATTGTTATCTCCTAGATGAACTGTCTGTCTTTTTCTGCAAGGAGTTCATCTATGTTGATGACCTTGCGCTTGCCACGCTCATAGCGGGACAAAAATGGATTCTTCATATGATGGGTGGTATGGATACCTTGAGATAGCCATTCACGCGCTTTGATTTCACAGAACCAAAGAGCCATCACCATATCGGTCTTACCCTTGGTCGTAGGTGACCAAGTAATAAGTTGTTCTATCAAAGACTTGATATTCTCGGTTTGGTCTGATGGAAGATGAATCAGATTATCTCTATGATGCTTTCCATCTTGCTGTTTGGTACCAAAGAGGGTAGACATAGATGCCACACCAAAGCCTGCATCCCACTTGTTATTACCAGTATGGTGCTCTCTTAGTACAGTTCCTTTGGATGCAAGGAATTGTCTAATTCCTTCATCTTGCGTGAGAAAAGATTGAAAGGCATTGCGCTCGACGATCCATTCCGAAGGCGCATATACGTTAGTCCAATCGGTAATGAGTTGTCTGATTTGTGCAGGCGTAGGACGCGTAATCTTGATAGCGTCAACAATGTAGCGCTTATGAGATATCCGATCAACCGCATAACAGACTGCCGCTGTGTCTCCGACCATTGCTGGGTCCAGTCCACAAATAAAACTGAAACCGTTGAGGTCTTTGGGATGACCTGGATTGCCAGGCACCAATCGACCTGCTTTTCGCATTCCATCGATAGAGCCTTTCACACATACAGGGTCAAAGATTGCATCATCAGATATATCTTGCTGTTGATAAATCAAAGCCCACGTAGAGGCATCCATCGCTTGGCGCTCGTTGAAAAGGTTACGTCCATTCCAGCGGGGCCATAGACCTTCCTCGGTCTTCTGCTCTTCTGGTTGTCCATCAAAGGGTTGGTCTGAATAAGGCCAGAGGGTAACCCACTTGTCAGGGTCTTCATTAGATTCAAGTAGGGCTGGCATAGCCAGATAGGTCCAAGGGACTAAGCCACCAGGGTATCTATCCTGAGAACGTAGTTCTTTGTATAAATCTACTGCAGCAACGCGGGTACCGATAACGATGAGCTTGCCTGTCGGGTTGAGACGGGAGCGTACATCTTGGGTAAGCCACTTGATCTGTCGTTCAAAGTCATTTGCATTAGAAAGGGTAACCGCGTCGTCTATAAGAATCATATCGGCACGCTTACCGTAAATCTGACCGCCGATACCGACTGCCTCGATATTGGGGTCCTTCTCCGATGACTCTCTGAGTTCATCACCGAAGGTGACACGGGTAGCCTGCCAGGAGGCAGTCTTAGATTTGAACCCAACCCCAGCGGCGTATGCCTGCTGTAGTTCTTCGTACATTGGATGCGTCAGTCGCTGCTTGATAGCATAAAGGAAGTCTGCGGCTAGACGCTGGGTTTGGGAAACTATGAGAACTCTAAAGTTCGGGTTATTGACAATCTTCCAGGTTACGTAGTCTACGGTGACCGTAATTGACTTGGCGTGGTTAGGAGGAATATTGATAAGGATGCGGTTATCTGCCAGACCCTTTTCGTACTTCATTGACGGATGGAGCCAGCTCGGGTCCCTACCTTCGATTACATCTATCAGGTTCTGCTGATGAGAGAAAGTCTTGGACTTGAGGAAGCGCTGGCGGAAGCCAGCGAAGTCTAGTTCGTCTAAGGTCTTCTCGATAAAGGAGGCACCGCGTAACCCTAAGCGGGTTCTATCTACCTTGTCCTTGAAGGACGGATCGGTACGGCGGTAATACTCATAAGACTTATAGGATTTACCAGCAGAGGCGACAGCCTGCTCTACCGTCATACCTTCTGCGATAGCAGAGAGGATGACTCGCTTGGCTATATCGGAGGTATTCTCTGGCATTTCATCCTAACGGGCGTATAGATAGAATACACCCAACTAAAAGAGGCTCCGCTTGAGCCTCATCATACGATTCGGCCTCGCTCCGTTAGGAGCGCTCACTGCTACCTCCCTAACGGGCGTAGCGTGAGCGTAGCGTCGCAAATGCTAGGGCTGTTCCGCATTTGCTCCCATATACTGTATTAGGCAGGAAAAAAAAGCGGTTTCCCGCTTTTCTTCCAAAAATCTTTATAGATGTGACTAACGTCACAGATATAGGCATATAATACGGACAATACGGAAAATGGATCCACTTTAGTGGAGATATTTTGTTGGGGAGTACAAGTATCGCCCACGCGGATTTTATCACCCCCGCGTTCTATCTTGTGGCGTAGGGCAACGCCCTACCCCCCTACCCTGTGGATAAGTCTGTGGATAACTTTTTACAAAAAAGTTAGGGCTGGCTACCCCGTCGGCGCTGTGCGCCTCCCTAATATTTCCTTGCCACAAATAAATATCCGCCCCGCTAACTCCGATTACGCCCCGCGATCTATCACTCACGCGCCTAACCCCTCGCGCCCTGCCTTAGACCTAGCCTAGAGACTTACCCTTACCAGCTATCGGATCGCGTATCTCTCACCTACCCCGACACGCCCTAGATTTATTTTCTGCTATCTCTTGACAGGATAGACTAGCCTAATCTAATGTTCTCCCTATCGGTTAGCAGATAGCTAACCGCGAAAGGATAAGGAAATGGACAGATATTTGCTTATAGAACTAGGTAGCGAGGGCATCGCTTTTGAGACCGCTCAATTTGATTTCTACGCCTCTTGGCTAGGTATTGGGATAGCTATTGCCTCACTTGTGGCTTACCGCATTATCAAGAGCAGAAAGGGCGCATAATGAATTGGAGACAGGCTATTGCCCCCCTCGTTGCGTTTGAGGAATGGCTAGAGAAAACAGACGAAGGCTACGCCTACGCCAAGAAGAAGTACCAATGGGCAAGGGATCAGCAGGGTAAGGCGGAGAACTCGTCCGATCAGAACTACTGGGACTCCGTTCGCTGTAAGTGGGCTAAGGAAATGGAGGACATCAAGGCAGTAATGGCGGACACCTACAAAGCCAACTCCTAGTGCTTGCCTTTCCTCGCAGGGTTAGACTATCCTGCGGGGGAGGGGAGGAACTAGCCTCCACATTGAAAGGATAAGAAATGGAAACAATGGAAAAGGAACAGACACTAGAGGGCTACCTTGTAGGTCTAGGTCTAAAGTTCAAGGCGGAAGAGATAGACGCGCCCGATAGTGCGCCTGAGTGGGTCAAGAGTGGGAGAGCGCGAGCCTATCGCGTAAGCCTCTCTCGTAATGGTAAGCGTGCCTCACTCAATTACTATCAAGGGAGAGGCATACAACACGAGCCACGCCCTGCCGATGTAATCGCCTCGCTAATGCTGGACAGTTCCCTAGCCGATTACTCACTCAAGCAGTTCGGCGATGAGATGGGCTGGAACGAATACACACTAGACACGCACAAGGCGTGCCAACTCAACAAGGCAAAGATCGTGCGCTTATTTGGTGAGGGAGATATTTATCAGACTCTCTCAGAATTGGCGGGTGGCTACTAATGTTCGAGGTTTCTACGAATTGGATCAACGGACTAGGGCAAGTGCTGGTCTATTGCCTAGCGATAGGGCTAGGGCTTTACCTACTAAGCAAAATCGAAACGAAAGGGGAGGACAAGTGAGCGAGTATTCAACCTGCCACATATGCAAAGAGGATAGCAAGACTGAAGATATGGTGACAGATATATCGGGAACGCTATATTGCTATGTCTGTGCTGACATCTGCTTAGTCTGCGGTATCTATCAACACGACTGCGAGGGGGCGAGCGTATGAACTACATCAAGAACGAGAAGGGAAGGCTGGTTTGTTGCTCTTGCGAGCGCGACATAATGGAACATCACAAGAGGCGGTGTCCTTATGCCTAAGTGTGGTGTGTGTGGCTGGTCTTTCTCAGATAGAACGCTGATGAAACACGCTGAAACCCCGTGCGGGGAGGAGAGCGAGAAGGCAGGTAAATACCTGCCTGAAATAGATGATTTACTACGACAAGAGGAGGAAAGTAATGACCGAGTTTGATTTCGTAGGCTCGACAGTAATCTGCCAAGCCTGCCGAAAAGAGTTTGAGTTACAAGAGAACGATTTATTTAGATGCGAGGAGTGCTAATGAACAAGGAATACTATCAAGCGAAGGCAGATCTCTGTCGGGACCTGGCAATTCAGCAGATGACAGAGGGAGATAGCAAGGAAGCGGGCGCTAACCTGATTCGTATGGTCAATGCCTTGAATGAATTACAACTAATCAACTACAAGGAGGAGAAGCGTGAAGCTAACTAATTTCTATGAGGTAATGGATCGCAAGGGAGATATTTCGTGGGGTGGGGCTAGTCCAAGCGAAGCCGTTGAATGGTTCAGACGAGGGCTAGATAACTCTATTTTTGTGAGTGTATGGAATGAGCAGGACATTGAGAACCCTGTGCTGGTCACCGACAAGATAGAAGTCACAGCTCTAGTGCTGGCTACTATCACAAGCGAGAGGAGTAGAGGGTGATATTTCTAGGCGTAATAGTGGCGACCATTCTTGCCTACCTGCTTATAGTGTGGGAGGATAAGCTCAATGAACCTCAAAACTGAGAAGCCAAAGAAAGAATATCCTGCGCTGGAAAAGCGCAGACGCAACTCTGAGAAGCGTGCGGTATGGCTACGCAATTATCAGAGGGCGAGAGCGCGAGCGCTCACCAAGCTGGCACAGCAATACCCCGACCAATACAAGGATTTACTTGAGAAGGAGAGGCTAACTGATGAGGCTAATGGAAGGGCGTGGTTGGATATTAGTGGCGCTACCGCTATTGACCTTGATGTTTCTGTTCTCACATATGGAGCAGGTAACACACTTAGATCCCAAGAAGGCAACGCAGATGAGCAGGACAAAGGCTACGTGGAAGGAGAAGAATGAAAACAGAGCGCTCGCAAAAGAGTATGCGTGGGTTGCGTTTGGTTGGAGAGGAGGGCAGTGGCGATGTTTGGAGTCCTTATGGACCCGTGAGAGTAGGTTTGACCACTACGCTCAGAACCAGCAAGGAAGTAGCGCTTTTGGAATTGCTCAGGTACTTGGAGAAAAGAATAGAGATCCTCGAATACAGATACTCAGAGGTCTGCGCTATATTAGAGAACGATATTCTACCCCGTGTAGAGCGAACGCTTTCTCTCTTAGAAAAGGACACTACTAAAAGTGAAACTACTTGACCTCTACTGTAAGGCAGGTGGAGCAAGTAAAGGCTACGCTGACGCTGGCTTTGAGGTAACAGGGATAGACATAAAGAAACAGAAGCGCTATCCCTTTACCTTCATACAGGCAGACTGTCTTGATGTATTGAAGGACTTGGATTACTTGAGAACCTTTGATGTGATAGCAGCTAGCCCACCTTGTCAGACTCATAGCGCAACCAAGCACCTACGGGTAGCGCAGGGTAAGACAACAGATAAGGTGGATCTCATACCTCAAACTCGTGAGGCTTTGATAGCAAGTGGCAAGCCTTATGTTATTGAGAATGTTCCTGGAGCTCCGCTTATCAACCCTGTTCAGTTCTGTGGTTCTAGTTTTGGCTTGAAGGTCAGAAGGCATAGACTCTTTGAGTCTAACCTCGCACTCACAGGTTCATCTTGTAAGCACAAAGAACAAGGCAGACCTGTTGGCGTGTATGGTTCTATGAAAGATGAGATACCTAGCGGAGGACGCACCGCAAAGACTATTGAAGAAGCAAGAGAAGCAATGGGTATTGAATGGATGATATGGGGAGAATTAGTAGAGGCTATCCCACCCGTTTATACTTATGAAATTGGAAAGCAATTAGTTAGCCTGCTATAATAAAACTGTAAAGCTCCGCAGTTCCTTATCCTTTCTGCGGGGCTTTTCTATTTGTCTTTGTCATTTGAATAGAACCCTGATCCCCGAAAGGAGATAGGAGGAGAGGACCAGAGTCTATTCATCATTTCGCCGCAGTCAGAGCAGGAGGGGGTGCTTGCTTCGGCGTGGATTGAACGCTCAACGAGAGAGGTAATTGAGCAGTTCGGACATTTGTATTCGTATATCATCTTATCACTACCACCGCAGAGGGAAATGGCGCGGAGTTCTTTTGGTTGCCAAACTTGAGACGACCTTTGATAAATCTTACCTCGTGATGGATACAATAGTTATGCCACCAATTCGTATCAGTGCGAGCAGGAACAAGGCAGACAACAACTCCACCTAGCTTTGCTTCTCTGTTTGCTTTCTCTAGCCACTTACCTATTACCCTGCCGTATGGTGGGTTGAGCCAGATAGGTTTACCTTCTGAGTCCATATTCCAATAGCGACCAAAGGCATCTCTGCGAAATGGCTCAGGGTGATCTGGTCCATACCAATTCTCAGGTACAAGGGTGGAAGAGGAGAGTGCGGCGGCATCTAATCCAAAGTTGAACTCGTGGTTCAGTTTGTTGAAGAAGTCTTTGGGCGTACTCCAAGTATCATCGTTAGATGTACGCATACCTGTAGTAAATCCTTTTGTCATTGGTAAGGACTATCTCCACCGAGATTGTTCTGTAACTTACGAAGAGAACTTTGGCAACGCCTATCAGCGGTGGAGATAGCACACTCTAGGTACGAGGCTAACTCTTGGAGAGTAAGGTTCTCGTGGTATCTCTTGATGAGAATATCTTTATCAACTACATCTAACTTCAAGTATGCCTTCTTAATATCAATGAGCGTGGCGAGAAGGTTGCCACCTTCAGCAGGAGCAGACTGCTTCTTTGGTTGCCCATCGTTGATGAGGTTCTGAGCCTGTTCTAATACTGTATTATCTACAACGGAAGCGATGACGTGAGGCAAGAGCTGGGCTATGACGACAGTATCATAGAAGGCTTCATCAGTAAGTTTATATCCGCTACGAGTAGCCTTCTCCCTGCGAGCATAGCGTTCTGCGTGACGCTTCATCTGCCACGCCATACGCTTCTCGTTGATGACTCGCTGGACTGTGTTCTCTTCCGATAGTAATTGGTTGAAGTGTTCTGCTCGTGAGTAGTACCACGACCAGCACTCTTGAACTACATCTTCTCGCTCAACAAAGTTGCGGTATCTACTGAAGATAGTTCTAGCTACGCTAAAGACTATATCGCCAGCAGAGGGGTGAGTCTCAGTCATTGGGTAGCTCGGGCCACTTCTTATCTAATACCATAATTGCAATAGCAGAATAGTTGAGCAGGTCTATGAAGGAGTCGCGGAGGGACTCGTTACTGGGAGAGACTTTGCTATCAAGGAGGTTATTGATGCGAGCCACCTTGTCCCACATTCGCACGCGGAGTCCGTTG